TGGAAGAGTATATTGATAACTTAGATCTAAATTCTACTAAAGCAAAAAAGTCATTTGTAAATAGCAATAATATTAAAGCAGCGTACGGTTATATTAATAAGTTAGATCAGATAAGACCGTCAATGAAAAAAACTAAACTTGAAAATGCTGTAGGGATTCTACATAACCTATACAAGTAGCATAAATCAAGACCTATCGAGAGAGTTGTATGGGGTTATAGAGAAAAACCAAGGGGAGTCCCTACTAATCATGCAGGTGATATATTTCTAATTCATAAAGATATAAAAGTTACACCTAAAGTTGTAGGTATTAGTTTAAAAGCAGGAACTGCAAAGTCTAAAGAACCTAAACTAAACTCTTATGTAGGAACAACTTTAAGAAAAGATGCATGGAAGAGAGCATATCCTAGAGCAATAGATCAGTTAAAAGATAAGTTATGGAAAGATGTATATTCTAAAGTTCCAGGTTTACCTATGAAGGGTAGTAAGAGTGTTAATAAGAACAACTGGTTGATATTAAGTAGCACAAGACAGAAACCAAATCCAATATTGGTAGAAGAAGTTCTTAATTTATTTGAATCAGATCCAAAACAATTTGATGCTCTCTATATTAAGATGAATAAGATTTGTAGAGAACATTTAGTTGGTATGATCAATGGTAATTTGAATGCAACTAAAGCATGGATTAGAGAAGAGTTTAGATTACAGGAACAGAATGTTGAAGTGCCTATGATCTTAGTAAAAGCAATCGGAAAAAAAGCAAACTCATCTTCAACTGATCCTTTAAGAGATATTCTACCTAAGGTAACTAAAGTTAAAGCATATCTTAAACCTAGTTCTGTTCAAGAATGGTTTATTGATGTCATGGCAAATGGTAGAGAAAAATTAACATTGTCAATGACGATTAGAAGTGACTCTGAATATAGAAAGACAAAACAGAAAGGTAAACTAGGAGCATACATGATGCTTAAGTTACTTTACAGAGGGTAGACAGTTAACAAAGTGTCCACTCTCACTCGCTTTTCCCCTGCAACGTGCTATAATATTAGTATACAGACAGAGGACACCTTGCCTAATAAACACCTTGAGCACCTTGAAGATCTTATCTTTTCTGGTCGTAAGGAAGCGTTAGATGCAGTATGGTCTGCACTTAACAAACCCGAACTAAGTGTTAAGTGGGATGGTGCTCCTGCTATTGTCTTCGGCACAAACCCTGCAAATGGCAAATTCTTCGTTGGAACCAAATCCGTTTTTAACAAACACAAGATCAAGATCTGTTATGATCAAACAGATATTGACGAACTTTACTCTGGCAACCTTGCGGACATTCTGCGCTTATGTCTTTGGAAGCTTCCTCGTATCAGTGGAATTGTCCAGGCTGACTTCATCGGGGTCGGAGGGGGTAGTGTTTATCGCCCTAATACTTTGGAGTATCGTTTACCCTCTCCGATCCTTAGCGATATTATCCTTGCTCCACATACTTCTTATACCGAAGTTTCTCCAACTGCTGTTGGCAACATTCGCCACGATCTACCTTCTACATTATCTGATTGTTACTTTCTAGGTAAGAAAGAAGCGGATGCATCTGTTGCTAAGACTCCTTTCTTCAACTGGGTCAAGTTTCTCAGCAGATTACCTAGATGTAAAGTGCCTAGCGAGAAGGTACGTCCCTATATTCAGAAGCATATCAACCAGTATTTCCGTTCTGATCTACCAATTCCTTCACCAGAATTTTTGTATATAACTTTACCTGATAAATATAAGTATGAAGTTAATATTACCACATTCAAAGTGTGGCATATGTTGTTTCAATTGAAGCAGAACTTATTGAAGAACATCGTTGTTGATGGAACTGTGAAATGCTACATAGATGGACAACCTTCCGAACATGAGGGTTTTGTAACTGTTTCAGATTCTCCCTACAAAATTGTAGATAGATTGACTTTTAGTAAAGCGAACTTCAACCTTAGTAAAAATTGGACGAATGAAAAAATTTAATGCTTTTCTAATAGAAGCACAGAGATCGTTTGCTGCTAAAGCAGCGGAAAAATTAAATCTTAAACATGTAGGTTACGGTAAGTATGCAGACCCATCTGGGAATGTAACTCACATGTCTAAGGATGGTAAGCTTGTAAAAATTACTAAACAAAATTCGCAGGGGACACAACAGAATGGAGGAGAAGAAACTGAGGGAGGCGAAGGTAAGGTCGATCAAGGCACAATATCTATTACATTTGGAAGATTTAATCCACCTACTATTGGGCACGAGAAATTACTTAAAAAGGTAGCACAAGAAGCAAAGGGTAAGGGCGGAGAGTATAGAATATATCCTTCAAGAACAGAAGATCCTAAGAAAAATCCTCTTGATTCTGGAACTAAGATTAGATTTATGCGACAAGCATATCCAGATCATGCGAATGCTATCATTGACAATGAGGAAATGCGTACCATTTTTGATGTGCTTACTGGACTTGATGCTGACGGATATAGTAGTGTTAATATAGTAGTTGGTGGAGATAGAGTTAGTGAATTTAATTCATTAGCAACAAAATATAATGGAGATTTATATACATTTGATGAGATTAAAGTATCATCTGCAGGTGATAGAGATCCTGACGGTGAAGGTGTAGAAGGAATGAGTGCATCTAAGATGCGTAAAGCAGCAATGGAAGGTGATCAAGATTCTTTCAACAAAGGTATACCTGCAGCAATGTCTAAGAAAGATAAAGAAGCAATGTATCTAACACTCAGACAATCAATGAATGTACAAGAATCATTTGAGGATTTTGCTGAAGCATCATATCATCTATATGAGATTGCTCCTAAGTTAGACCCTCAAGGTTTAAGAGAAGCATACTATGATACTGGAATGTTTGAAGTAGGTACGTTTGTTGAGAATGTTAACACAGGTATTACAGGTAAAGTTGTTAGTCGTGGTTCTAATTATGTAATATACATCGATGAACATGATAATATCTTCCGTTCATGGTTGAAAGACCTTGTTGAGACTAAGAATTCTGTATATGGTTTTGAATTTACCCCTGCAGGAGAACTAGGAACTGATGAATTAGCAGCATATGTCAGAAAAATGACGCCAGGAGAGTTCATAAAGAAGATAAATAAAAAAGTAAAGGTTAAAAAGTAAGATGAATTTAAAAGACCTACCCGATATGACTGCTGCATACCAAGCGGTGCAGGAAAAAGCAAAGAAACTAGATCCCGTCGGTAAAGAAGATGGCGATGTAGACAATGATGGTGACAAAGATTCATCTGATAAGTATTTGATGAAGCGTCGTAAGGCAATCTCTAAGGCAATGAAGGAGCATCATCAAAAAGATGAGGATGGTAATGTCATTGAGCATGAGGAAGAAGTAGAAGAAGCATACACAGTAACTAATGCTGACAAGAAAGGTAACACACCTGCATATAAGAACTTTAAAGCAGGTATGAAGGATAAAGATGGTAAACCTATGTACAAGGCAGCAGATCATATGAAGGAAGAAGAGATTCATCCTGATGATAATGCTCTATCACCAGAAGAACTAGAGAAGGTAGCACAACTTTCTAGAGAATGGGATGAGAGAATGAAAGAAGAAGCACTACCAGAGGGTAGTTCATACGGTATAACCAAAGGATCTGGCACACCATCAGGACCTATGGCAGCATTTGCAAAGGCACCAAGAAAGCAAAAAGGTGCAATGGCATATGATGGTCCTAACAAGGCAGCATCAGAAGCAAAAGATAGAATTCTTGCTAAAACAAAGGCAAAACGTGAAGCAATGAAAAAATGAGATCCTTTAAAAAACACTCTGAAATAATATCTGTTTGGGAAAACTATCGGGCAATGAGAAATCCTGAGAAATACGATCCTGAGCACAATAAAGACAAAGAATCTTTCGCTGCAAAGCGAAAGAGAAGAATGGCAGATCCAGAGAGAGGAATAAACTCTCCTGCTTTCAAGGAGTTTATGAAATCACAGGGAATGTAATGTTATCTTTTAAACAATTACAAGAAAAGAAAACTAAAGTTTTGATAAATCCTAAGAAGGAGGACATCATGGAGAAAGATAAA